ATCTTACTATACGTTGACGCAGAAGTTACTGTCCCTGAGATATTAAAGATATGAAAATTAGATACATCCGAATTTTTTGAGATCTTTAGTGTACCCTTTATAGCAGAATGAGTTGAATCATCCCAACTATCAACAAGAGTATTAATACTAGCTCCACCACCTTCTAAGTCATCGATATAGAAAACTGTAGCACTGGATGCCGTACCATGATTAAGCCAAACCTTAGCTACTCCTTGATCTGTATCAGTTGTAGTTGACTCCCATGCCATAGGAATCCCACCTCCAACCGAACCTGTCGCACCTGTTAAACCTGTATCTCCTGTATCACCTGTAGTTCCTTTATCTCCCGTACGTATAAATCCTACATTACAAGAATCAGTATTACTTAAGGAACCGGCACTATCAACATGAATTAATGTTACTTGAAGCCATCCAGTATTATCGGCAACAGCACTAACTGTATACCATGCAAAATTCGCAGCATTTGCTTCCTGGGCTATTAATACGTGGCCCTTTATTGTTGAAGTGGAATCATCCCACGTAGCAATATAATCAGATAGATCAGGATTACCTGTCTGACTAGTAGTGGCATCGATTGCCATCGAAGTAACACTAGCTAGAGTAGCATTATTTAATCTGAAATCTCCTGCACCAGGATCAGCCATAGTAGTACTAGAATCAAAAGTAAAGGTAGGGAAGGGATCTTTACCGTCTGTACCTATATCACCTGTTCTAGTAAAATGTAAACTAATAGGATCGGCATCTGCAAGAGTACCTCTCCCAACAATATAGTTAACAGGAATTTTAGTATAACCACTAGCGTCAGTGACTGCACCATCTATTTCGAAGAGAGCGTAGTTATTTCCGTCAACCTTTTGAACTACAGTAATATAACCGCGACTACTAAGGTTGTTCGAATTATCCCATGTCTGTACCCAAGTAGAAATATCAGCACCAGGAACATCAGCATCATCTACATAGAGAACCGTGATAGAAGCGGTAGCTGCATTACCCCATACTTTTCCTGCTCCTTGATCTGAATCAGCAGTAGCAGTCTCCCATAGCATAGAGTTGCCGGGAACCTGTCCTGTAGCGGTAGTAAGCTGTGCATAGTTTACACCATCTGCAGCGGCAGTACCAGAAGCTACGTTTAGTAACTTGTTTGAATTGATATCAAGATCTGCCGTCATCGTATTGGGAGTAGTTCCATCACGAGAAACAAGCAACTCCATCAATGCTTCAATCAATGCATTGTTAGCATTGATCGTTGAAATCGCTGCAGTTTGATTTGTTAATGAGGTAAGATCAGTGAGGGTAAGTTTCGGCATTACGCAATATCCATCTCAAAGGTGAAAGTAACATTAACAGCACCAGTGGAAGCACCATCTGAGATGATCTCGATAGGTTGACCAGCAGTAAAAGTCTTTGCTCCTGTAGGTGTTGAAGAATCAACATCTCCCACTGCGCTACCAGATTGTGTAAGTGTTATTGCACTGTTGGTGATCGCAGTACCACCAATCTCAAAGGTGAAGCCACAGTTAGCTCCAGTAATCACTGTATGAAGAACTGACCAGATCTTCTGCACATCTCCTGCAAAAGGAACCACCAGCCACTTAGAAGCAGCGGTGGAAATATCTTCGAAATCATAATTAAGGGTATGAATATTTACGTTGTTCACCGAAGTAGCAATCTGACTCGGTGCAATCTTTTGAGCGGTTCCACTACCTGAACCATTAAATACATAAACTGTATTCGCGGCTGCTGAATCAGCGCTCTTTGGCTCGTGCAACTCAGTCGTAGTTAAATTCTTATGTTGAACGTTTGCCATCTTTAATTCCTGTAGTAAGGAGAAAGTAGAGGACTCGAAAGTCCCCTACTAACTCAGTCGTCTTTACGAAGTTACCGGGGGACGATACCGGAGAACTACGGTTGCAGCACCAGCGGTAAAAGCCGCAGTGTTATAACCATAGGATGGCACCAGCGGCAGGGTAGCCGTAGTACTGTTCACCGGAGACGTTCCCATCTGTGCACCGTTAGGAACGGTGTCGTAATCGAGAGCCAGCGTACCCACGGCGATAGCGTCATCAATACCGTTATCATCGAGAGTGCTGTAAGTACCATCACCATCATCGTTCATGAGACCGATATCCAGAGTAGCAGAACCACCAGATGCAAAGACGGTGTCTACGAAGACCTGAGATGTAACGGCGTCAAGATACGAGTTACTGGGAATAGTAACCTTCTTGTCAATAGGCGCATCAGCCGCAGGGATAGATGCACCAAGGATCTTAATACGAATCTCTTTCATCGCACCATAGACCGAGAGCTTGCCACCCAAACGCAGAGTAGCTTTCTCGGAACCAAAGCGGACTTCGAGACCATCATTGTTGACCCAGATTTCAGTTGCGGACATTTCTATATTCCTCCCTTAACTAACTTGGTCGGTGTCAGAGAGAACACAGACGAGATTCTCCGGACGGAACAACTTCACACCATAACGCGCGGTGATAACGAACTCATCACGCTGGTGATCTTTGTTACGCTCGGACTCAACTTGAGGCATCTGTCGCCATGCACCAATAAAGGGCAAGACATCAGATTCAGCTGAGAAGAACAGATTGGCTTTACCTGCCGCAGTTGTCGTACCACTAATAGTCTCATTAGCGTCGGCAAGGTTGTTCGATACATAGACATCGAAGCCATAGACATTCTTAATGAACCGCATACCCGTTGCAATACCCTCTGCGATAACGCCTTCCCAACGCGGGTTATTAGATGCATCGGTAAGGTTAGTCAGCGTATTGAGAGTATATTCGACAGATGGATCGACAATAGCAATCAAGCTACTATCGGGAACATTTGCCTTCTTGAGTGCATAACGAGCACGAGCAAAGTCAGCAGCTTCGAATACTTCATTAGTGCCACCCGCTACGAAACGGTGGTTAGCACCATTGATAGCATTTAAATCGGAAGCAGTCTGTTCACTCTGCAAACCAAGCACGTCAGACTCAACCTGCTCCATAATCGCTCGCTCCTGCTTCGGAACAAACGAAGAAACAAGCTGATTCATATAGAACGAATCCTGCTTGGCTTTGTCGGTGATGTAAATACCAGACGCCTTGTACTTGTTGATCGTTAGCGTGAACTCACCAGTGTCCAGCGGAGCGTACGTGATGGCGTCATCTTCGATATAGTCTTCGACTTGAGCTTGACCAATCGAAGGAATAGTGAACGTAGTCCCATCAGGAAATTCAGAGAGCCAACTGACGTACCCCGCCGCCATAAGTTGATCTTCTAAGACCATCTTCAGCTGCGAGGACCAGACCTCTGTCCTAATAAGGAGTTCACTGTTACTAGTAGTGTGTGCCATTTCTATGGCCTCCTTTTAAGGTTAGGCGTAAAACTTATCCTCTCCCATTTCCGTACGATCTTTCATCAATCGCTGTTGAATCTCCGGTTTAAAGAACCCTCTTGGATTTTCTTTTCGTAATTCTTCGTACCATTTAAAGGTTCCTTCTGCGGGACTCGTAGATACGGGATTGGCATTTAGGGCCTCAGTATTTACACTACCTTGTCCGACACCTCCTTGTCCCTCTGGTGACCTATCTAAGCCAACCGTAGTGAGGAAGAGTTTCGGACTAGCGGCTGCAATGCTCTGGAGGAAAGTTAAACCTACGCCTAACTCTCCAGCCTTTGTTTGTAGCCATTCGGCCCTTCTGTCACCGAACCTGTCTTCCAAAGACTTGTCAGCTTCTAAGACATTGTTCTGTTCAGTTTCAGCAGTCCTCGTTGTCACGATGGTCTGCTTTACCAACTCTGTGATGTCATGTTCAGACATCTGCGGTGAAGGAGTGGTTACGCCCTCGTCTTGCTGAGTTGATCTTTGTTCTTGTTCTTGTAACAGTTTGTCAACTGTGTCTTCTGCGGTCATTCGGCGGTCTAGTTCACCCCGCAAGCCTTTATTCTCGGATTGAAGTTGATCGATAAATTGATCACTTTCTATTTTGCCTTTTGCTAGAGATTCATTACTAGAAAACTTCTTTCCATCTCCGACTAGTGAATCAAATAGTTCAGTACCAGTCGTTAGGGGAGCAGGATCAGATAAATCGCTCGGCTCTAATGTCGGTGCGGGTACAGTTTGAATAGAATCACCGAATGCTGTTGAAGTTTGGTCTACCATATTATCTCCTTTAGGGGGTCAAATAAGAATAAGGTCTTATTCTCTACGTCTAGTATATCATATCCTTAAGCTAAAGTCAAGAAAAATATTTATTATTTTAAATCTAACCTACTCAAACGCCAAAACTTTCTCCGCATCCACACTGAACTGTTGCAGTCGGATTTACAATTTTAAGATAATTGTTTCCAATTTCAGTAACGTAATCTATTTCAGAGTTTAGAATATACATTTCTGCCATTGGATCTAACAATAGGATATCATTGAGAGGATTGGACCATTGTATTCGTTCATGGGTTTTTTCTTTTGACAATCCCCATATATATTGAAACCCGGAACATCCACCAGTTTTCACTCCAAGGGTTACATATCCGCCATCAGATATACTTTTCATATACTCTTGAGCTTTGTCTGTTATCGTAATCATAAGGTTAAACAAATAATTGTCGTACCTTTTTCAAAGCGCGATTCCAGCCATTCTTATCAGCTTGTTTGTGAGACCAACTAGAATTGTCGTAGTCTTCAGGTTTGACTTCCTCGTTGATCATATGAGTATCAATTAGATCTAGGGCTCGATCAAAGACACCCCGAGAATTACGTACATAAGCTTCAAACTCTTCCTTAGCTTTAGGATCTGAGAGGTGCGCTGCCCAC